TATATTTAAACCGCTTCAGCGTTTATCTGTAAACTTAAACAAAAGGTCCTTCCAAGAATTTGGCGAATCAATGTTCAGCGCCACAGACATAGTAAGTAGAGGTTCTGAAAGAGTTAAATCAGGTTTTAAAGAACTAACTAATGGTATCGGTGCTCTTGGTCCTGTTATCAATACAATCAGAACTGCTATATTTAAAGGAGTTGCTGTAGTTAATTTACTTGTTGGTGGTTTTCAATTACTATTTGGTGTTCTTGCAAAATCAGTTCAGTCTATAGGTAGAGCCTTCGGTTTTGATTTGGGTGCCAAAGAAGAGGCATTAAAAGAACAACTAGAATCAAATGCAGAAAAAACACAGGCAGAGGCAGACGAAGCTGAAGAAAGACTACAAGCTTCAAAAGAAGCTCTTGAAGCACAACAAGAAAAAGAAAGACAACTAGACGAATCTAATTTACCTTTACCTGTCGATGTCACAAATCAAGCAGGTGCACCTGTAGAAGCTAAACAACCAGACAGAGGCGTATTACTAGGTGATGGCGTCACTTTCAGTAAAGATGCAGAAATAGCAGAACAGAAAAAAGAAGAATCAGACAAACTTAGCCAGCTCGCTAAGGAAATGGAACAAAACGAAACTGATTTAGCAAACAAAAGGAAAGCAAACGAAAAAGCTCAAAATCTTTTAGAACAGAAAAACGAAAAGAAAAGAGCAAAAGGTTTTAAAGGACTAATTGCCAGACTAAATCTATTTTCAATGATGGGTATGTTGAAGTTCTTAGGCTTCGCCGGTCTTCTTGCAGGCATCATCATGGCACTCAAAGCTGGTGTTCCTGGAACTATAACTGGTATTACCGAAGTAGTGAGAAGAGGTGCTGTAGGTCTTACTAGAATGGTCGACAAGAGAATTATTCAACCATTTAAGAAGTTTACAGGTATAGGTATGCCTAAACCTGCAGCTAATATTCCTGGTGATATGGTACCTAAAGGAACAAAACCCTTTGAATTTGAAGGCAAAACATACAAAGCAGGTGACCAATTACCTAAAGATGTTAAAATGAATGCTGATGGCAGTGCAAAAAGAATGTCAGGAACACCAAAGACTGCCCCAAAACCAGGCGTTGCAAAAAATATAGGAAAAGTTGCTAGTAAAGCTTTAACTCCTGTAGCAGGTATTGTAGAAACTGGATTAGATATTAGAGATAACAGTCAAAAATTTGAAAGTGTCAAAGCAGCTTACGAAGCTGGTATTCCTTTTATACCAGACGGAGCAGGTGGCAAGAGACCAATGACAAAAGAAGAATTCGAACTTCTAGAGAAAGCACAAAAGGCAAACTTCGCAGGTTCATTTGGAAGAGGTGCAGGCGCCGTTGGTGGTGCTGTTGCTGGTGCAGCTGCTCTATCTTGGCTTGGTCCTTTTGGTATAGTTGTTGGAGGTATTGGTGGTGCTATCATTGGTGCGAGAGCAGGTGATGATGCCGCTACAGGTCTTGCAGAAGTATTTACAGGAACAGAAAATTCACAAGACATGTTGGATAACTTGGCAGGTGCATTGCCAGAACAACCAGCAGAAGCCATAGAAGAAGTTCAAACTGAAATTGCTAATACTAGAGCAATGCCACAACAGCAACCAGCTGGGGTATTCAATCAACAACAAGTAGTCAACAATCAAAACAATGAGACCATAAGTGTTGGTCAAACACCATTCTCTAATGTTCAGTTAGAGTATTCTTACGGCGATTAACCTTTATACTTTTCTTTTCTAGGGATAACTTTCGTTTTATCTTTATGCATCTGAGTAGATGCGTGTGAAGGAGTTTTCTTTCTTGCCTTAGGTCTAGGTGTTCCAAAGATTCTTTCCCACGCTAAATCATATTCATTATCTGATACAACTTGTGGTCGTCTTTTACTTCCTTTACCTGACATTTCTATATCCTTTAGTCGAACTTCTTTTCGCATCTAACTTTCTTCTTCTCTTTATCGCTTGATTCTTTTCATTCTTAATGACATTCGGTTTGATATAGTATTGTCTATCTCTACATTCTTGAACAATACCTTTTCTATCACACGCCTTTTTGAATCTACGCAACATTCTATCGAAAGGTTCGACATTCTTTGACTTAGGATGTATTCTTGGTTTTACACTTGGCATAATATAATTCTTTAAAAGTGTGAAGTCGCCCCTACGCTTACAGCAACCCGCTCTTCACCGATTATCCCGCTTGCTTTTGCTGATAACCTTTCCCCTACTTCGATACCCCCATATCCACGGCCGAAGTCTGTAGTTGCTTTCAAGGACACATTAATAAACACAACTACACCCTAATGAGAAACTTACTCAGCGGCAAGTTTCTTAAAGTAATCCATCGCTTCATCTTCATCTGAATCACCTACTGTTGAAGAGTCGGCTGATGCGATTACAGGTTCTTCTGCTACTGTCTCAGTATTTACACCAGACCATGGCACTTCTTCCATGTCTTCTGCAACTGATTCAGCAGTAGAGTTTGCTACGCCACCTGAAAGACCAAGAACTCTGTCGAGTTTCTCTTTTAGTTCATCGTAACCTTTGAACTGTTCAGGCGAAATAATATCCGTTAATGAATGAGTTGAACTATTTATAGTGTTCAACTGATTTTCATCATCAAAAAGTGGTGCTTGTGCATCAAATTCTGATTTGTCATAGTTCCAGTAACCATCTACTTTTCTGATTTTGATTTTGAAGTTTGCACCCTCATCTCTCAAATCAAATGGGTTGATAGCACTTTCATCTTCAAATGCAGGAGAGATTGCCTCTTTAAGCATTTCAAAGATTTTTTTACCATAACGATACATGAAGACTTTACCTTCATTATCGGGATTCTTAGGGTCTGAAACAACATAGATGTTTGACACATAATGAAGTCTACGCTTCTGTTTACGAGCCTGTTCTTTGTTTGCTTCAATTCCAGTGTTCCACAACTGAGTGTTGTAGTCACTTACAGGGTCTTTCTTACCAATGGTAGTCAAAGACTTTTCAATATACCATCCACCTGGACCTTGGAAACCATGGTCGAAGTAAGATACCCATGGCATCTCTTCATCTGTTGGTGTTGGTAAGAAACGAACTACTGCGTATCCGTTGCCACTCTTATCGAGTTCTGGTTTCCAGTAGTTATCATCGTTGTAGGATTTTTTATCACCTTGAGCTGGTGATGCAGACTCCATTGCCTGTCTAAGCTTATCTAAAGATGTTGACATTGTATTCTCCTATTGTATTCGTATCGCATTGTATCGCATCTTATTATAGTTCAGATTCAAAGCACGCCGTGCCAAGAACCCACTTATCTTCGATATTGAATCGAGATATAATATCATTATAGTCGATTCTATCGAATCCGTCAATGGGGTTTTTAAAATATAACTCCACATCTGGATACTCTTTATTTATGTGTTCCAACAACGCAACAAATTGTGCCTGTTGAGGTCTTCCCACACCTGAGTTCTGTTCTGTATAAACTGTATTGTATGTATAACAATCATCTGGACCATATATGTTTTGTAAATCACCAAACTGTAATGAATCATATCCTGCTAAACATATCTTCTTATGACCATGATGAACTGCATAACCTAATGCATATATTCCACAAAAGGTGTTCTTGAGCAATTCATTTGTATATATAACTATGTTGCTTACATGGGAATAGGAATATCCAATCATATAAGTCCTCTGTCCCTCACCTCTGTAATCTTCTCCTTGCACTACAAATCTATCATCCCCCTCGACTCGATTTTCAACTACTTCTCCTGGCAGTCCGTGTTTCATCATCTCCCACATTTCCATGGGTATCTCATTCCATTCGCCTACGCATACAGGATGATTCTTGTAGTATTGGTCTGTAATCATTTCATTCTGTGGTGCGACATCTTGCACAAACAGTAAGTCTGGTGTATGGTCACGATACACCATGTTCATGCCCCACCAGTTGTCTAGTGTTTCTAAATCTAGATTCTTTCTACTTGGTCCGTTTCCTATTAGATAGAGCATAAGTCTATTAGTTTTGCCTTATACACCTTTTCATCAAAGTGCATAAATGTTTTGTATTTGTTTATTCTTGTCCATACATCTGGATAGACAATCGTTTCTTCAATCATCAAGTTCCATGCTTCACTATAGTTTGTGATTATGTCTAGTATACACATAGTCTCGATAGATATGTTCTTACCTAAGAATTGTTTTAATAGATATGGGTGTTGACCATTCTGAACTCTAAGAACTTCTTGTATACTTTTCTTTTCAAGTAATTGAGATACTTCTTGTTCAAACATATGTGATAGTTTTTGTTTTCTTTTCTTCCATTCTATAAACACTTTCTTTGCCTCATTCTCTAGTAAGTCGCCAACCCACATATCTTTCTGAGATAGATTGGCAACATAGAAGTCTCGTAATTCTTCTTTGTATAGTCTAGCAAGTTTACCAAAATGATACTTGTCTTTTCTTTTTATAAATGCATTTAAGTCTGCTTTGACTTTACCATTGTATTGCACAAAGTCATAGTCTTTAGAATTGAAGTGCAACTTAACTGCAAGATACAATTGATAACTATCAAATCCTTCTCGACTTGACATTACTTATTCACTATAATCTTTTTCTTTTTAGGTACCTCAATACCTGATAAGGCAGTTCTATATGCCTCTGCAACTTGTTCATTTGTCTCTGCAACAAATACATAGTTTTGAATGAACATTGACTTAGGGTTAATTGTGCCTGTCACTGCCACACCTTTTGCGAAGCCCATGCCGCCATCTGGCGCCTGAACAATCATCTTAGGATTGGCAAGTTCTATGCCATCTTTGTTATCTACTAATTCGCCAATGTATTCTCCTGACATTGCGACTACTGATACTATATCACCTTTATTCATAATTTCTCCTTATGCAATAAAACTTTCAAGTGACCCACGACTCGCTTTCTCTCTATTGATGAGTTTAAGTTTCTCTGCCTCAGCAGTCAACTTCTCTTTCAATGGAACAGATAGCAATCTCTTTGCACCCTCTGGTTCTACATTATTTAATTCACATACTTTGAGTATTGCACTCA